TCACCACCTGACGAGACTTGGAACGCGAAGGACGATCCCTTCACGATCCCCGCCCGAATGTTCGCGGCGATGTCGCGGCCGTAGGTCGTGTCGGGCACCGGGAACTCGTACCGCAGACCCACGTCGTCCACCGTCAGCCGCAGCGTCTCGGGGTAGCGGGCAAGGGGAAAATTCGGGTCGTGGTTCCACAAGGCCCGGGTCTGCAGCGGCTTCTTGCGGCCGCGCCGCTCGGAGACAAGGCCGAACGCGCCGGGGTCGAGGCGTTCCACGAAGTCGCCCAGGTCGAGGGACAAGACGCCGAACTTGGCGGCGTACCCGACGATCCACTCGCGGGACTCGTTGCCGCCTTCATCGCTCCGCGTCTCGACCGCTAGCAGCGGCGTGTCGGACTCGACTTCGTCAAGGATTAGGGATCGGCGTTCGATGTTCATTCTCTCGCTCCTGTTGTTGTCGCTTGCAATCAGTACACGACTCCGTCTTCTTCTGGCGGCTCGTCTTCAATCACAAACGTGCCTCCCAAGAAATCCACAACGCTAGACGCAGCCCAGCCGATTCGAGTGCCGTAGGCGGGCGAGTCGTAAGACGCATCGGCCGCCTCTACCATCGACTCAACAGCGGCTTTCAGTTGCGGCGAGATGCGGCCGGAGACGACGAAACGCGGCCCCGTCTCGGCGACGAACTCCGACAGTTCGATCACTGTTTCACCGGCAGTGATTACAGCCTTCACGCTCTTGCCTTTTTCTTTTGCCTGGACTCGTTCAGTAGCCGTCCCGTCATTATGCCAGTAGTGAAGGCAAACCATTCAGGGTCGGATTTCGCAAACGCGGCCGGATCTTTCTTGAGCAACTCCACGCCCATCGAAATCACTTCGGTGCTGCCGCTTGTGTATCGCTTTCCGGTGTAGTGCGCCCGGTGTTCTGCTTCCTTGTCGTCATACCCGGCCGCAAGGTGCGCCTTCTTGAAATCGTCCGGGGCACCGCGCTCGTCGCTCTTGTAGCCGCGGCCAAACTTGCTGCGGAACGAAACCTCCTGCGACCCGGCGGTGCGTCGCGTCCTGAACTCTTGAGCCAGCCGGGTGGCTTCCGGGTTGTACTCAACGCAATGCCCGATCTCGTGGGCGATCACGCTTGGCGATTCGCGAGAGGACACGACGACCTCGGGGACGCCGGTAGGCTCAAACGTCTCTCTGTCAAAGCCGCCGCGTCTTGCATAGGCCCGCACATTGCCACGCATTGAGAGCTTCGGCTGCAACGCCCCAGCATGAATAGCCGGGTTGGTGTGCTCAAGCATGAAAGCGTAGGCGTCTGCCACTCTGCCCCTGGCTTCTGGGTCTCTGACCTTCTTGAGCCTGTCGGCGTGAGTCTTCTGGATCGTCGCCTTGGATGATTCGTAGATGGTCGCGAGGCCGTCTGTGCCTGCGATCTCCAGAATCTCCCGAGAGATTTCTTGTTGCAGCACTTCGCGGCCTGCCTTGGCTCGGTCTTGTACGGCAAGTTCTCGCTGCTGCCTTGCGGATTGATACGCATCTTTGTTTTTTGCGTGTGCCTGCGCCGCAGCCTGCATCTGCTTGTTTATCCGATCAAGTGCTCGCTTCTTTGATGCGTTGCCCGGATCTTTATCAAGCGCATCTCTGGCGGCAACCCACGCCGTATCGAATGAACGTATTTTGTCGAATGCCTTGGCAGTAGCAGCCTTCGCCTTTTCCTCTTTCTTCGTAGCCGCATCGATCTTCTTCGAGACCTTCGCGTCTACGGCGGAGAGTTTCTTCACGATCGCGTCAGAGGACTTTGCCGGATCAAAGCCTTTTTTGCGACCGCCCTTGCGTGGCTTGTCGCCCGTTTTCTTCGCTGGCTTCGCACCCTTTTTGGCACCGCCGCCCTTATCGCCAGACTTGCCCTTGCCCTTGTTCGATGGAGGGCATGAGTTGTCCGGCGGCGAAGCGCCTTTGCACCAAGCGCGGGCGTCTACGGACCTAGTCTTGACCTTCTTGATCGCGTCAAGGATGTGCTGGGGCTTCTGCCACGACGGCGAGCCCAGCGACTTCTCGGTGGATACAAACTTCTCCAAAGCCATTAGTTTGCTTCCGCCTTGTAGTCCTCGTCTTCATCGACATACAGAAAGATTTTCGTTTTTGTCTTGACGACCCGCTGGATTCGCATCCGTGACGGCGGGCGAATGACTTCCTTTTCGTCAAGCGAATCGTTTGTATTGACGAGGCCAACGCGAGGCTTTCTCGCGACAAGCACGATGCTGGGCCTGTCTGCGCCACCACTAGACGACGATCCTCCGCTGAACGACTTGGCGGTGCCTCTGGATGTTGTCCAACTATTGCAGCCTTCATGCACAACATAGCCGTCCTGCAACATCTGATTCAGCGCCACCTCCGGCACACGGATGCCGCGGTACAGTTGCATACAGCAGGCAAGAGTTGAGGCTGCCGTGCCGCTTTCCAGTTCCCGGCGCATGGACTCCACGGCGGCCGACCGAGCCTCGTTGCGAAGCTCTTCTATCTCTCCCTCGACTTCCATTCGCTTGTCGCCCATCCACTCGTCTTTTGACTCTTCCTGCTCGTCTTCTGACAGGGAATCCCAATCTTGATTCCACTCAGTCTTATCCAGCTCCTCCCACTCGCGTTCGGCCTCGATCATCCTGTCATTAACCATTGAGGATGCTGTTTCGCTGTCGATAGCTCCGTGGTCAAAGCCGTAAGAGTCGATCATCTCGTCGGCGTTGCTGTTGTTTACGTCTTGGCCCGTGAAGTATTCGTATGCCGCCCCAGCGTAGGCAGCCACGGTCATGTTGTCTTCCGCGTCTAGGTCCGCGTTCTCCTGCATTTCCTGAGCTTGGTCAAACTCCACAACAAGGCCGCGGTCTTCGCCGTCGCGCTCAATCTCATCAAGGTATTCCTCGCCATTCACGTCGGAGCGATCAGTCTGCACGATGTCGCCAGCCTCGCTCTTGATCGTCGCGCTGCTGGCGGCCTCGTCGGCCGATGTCCCGTGCGCGGGCCGAGAGGAATCATCATCGCCGCCGCCACCGCCCTTATTCGTCGCACAGGAATTGTCGATCCCGCCGCCTTCACCCGTCGGGCAAAAGCCGCGCCGCTCAATCGTCGCCTGCACGGCCCGCAGAATGCGGACGCACCGCAGCACGGCGTCGGCGTCTCCCTGTCGCGTTGGGCGAAAGACGGCGATCACTTACGGCGGCTCCGCGACTTCGGCTTGTCCTCGCACTCGTCGCACGGCTCCGCGGGCGTGATCGTCTGCGGGCTGTCATCCACCCACACGTCAACGTCGATGCCAACCGCCTGGGCCGCGTCGGCCTTGAGCGTGTCGCCACCCACCAGCAATACCTGAGAGAACGCCTCCGCGTAGTCGCCCAGCGCGTCCGTCACGGTCTGGCGGTCCTCCTCGGGGCGACGCGAGATCATCACGACCGTGTTGCCTTCGGACACTGCCTTGCGGGCGAACTCTCCCCACATCGTCGGGTCGGCCGCAAACGTGCGGTCGAAGTCGATGCTGATCGTCATGGCCCGCGACTCCACCGGCTGCGAGCGGGCCGCAGGGGCCGCTGCTGCAGGCGGCACGGGAGCCTGTGCGGGCTCCTCTTGCTTCACCGCGACCCCTTGCAGGATCGTCTCGACACGGGCCGCAGACAGCACAGGGAACGCTGCAGCGATGATCGCCCTGGCGGCGTCCACCGACAGGAGCCCGTCGGTGATTTGCTTGACCACGGTCAGGAGCGACGAGACCTCCGCCGTCGTCAGGCTTGTTTCCGCCGACTCGCCCGGCGTCGCGGGCACCACCGGCTCGCCAGCCGCAGCGGCCAGCCCGCCCTCGACCGCCTGCCCGTCGATGCCGCTGCCCGGTTGCTGCTGGGCCAGCACGTCGCCTTCGGTCGGCTTCTCGCCCAGCGTGCCCATGTTCAGCGGGCGATAACGCACGTCGCCGCCTTCAACCGGGTCCATGTTCTCCAGTTCGCGGATGTCGTCGGTGTTCAAGACGCCGATGTCCCACATGGCCCGGTAGTAGGCCGACCGGCTCGAAGAGTCGCCGCGGAGGAGCCCGCGCACGTCGAACTCGATCAGATAGCGGTCGTCGTCCTCGATGAGGTCGCGCATGAACGCCGACTCGAACCGCCGCAGCCACGGCAGGATCGTGTGCTGCACGAACTCAATGTCGGCCTGCGCACTGCCCGCACCAGACCCGAGTAGATGACCGGGCACCCGGAAGAGCCGGGCGATCTCGTCCAACTGGTAACGCCGCAGTTCCAAAAACTGCGCATCAGAATTGCTCGACTGCGGAATTTCGTATGGCTTGAGCCCGCCCGTGAGTACGGCCGTGTTGTGGGAATTCCCCACGCCGCCGTGACGCCGGTCCCACTGCGACCGCAGCGCCTCGCGGGCCTCCGCGTTTAAGTTGCCGTCAGTCGAGAGTACAAACCCGGGGCGGGCACCGGCTGCGAAAAATCGAGCCCCGTGCAACTCGCAAGCCCGGGCTAGTGCGATCGCGTCCTTGCACTCCTCCACGATCGACATCCCGTTGATGCCGTCGTCGGAGGGGCCGCGAATCTGGAGGATCTGCTCGTTCGAGTAGACCGTCTCCGTGCCCTTGTCTTCGCGAAACTTGTAGCGAATCTTGCCGTTTTCGATCCGCTCGACCTTCATCCGGCTGGGATGCAGCGGCACGATCTGCCCGGCTTTCAATTCCGAAAACGCGTTACCCCACAGGCCGACGTGAAAGACGGCCTGCTCCCGCCACTCGAAGCTCGTCTGCCACCCGTTCGGCTGGCTGTGCAGTTGGCGGTAGAGCGGCAACTCGCGGGCGACCCGCTTGCCGCCCCCAGGCGTCCGCTCCAAGACGTGCAGCGGCAGGCTGGCCACCGTCTCCGCGATCA